TCGTGTCCGCGTCCCCCCGCCCGACTAGAATGTAGAGGCCCTGGCGGATAACCTGCTCAGGGGCAAAGCGCAGCCTTTCAAGTGAAGTCCTCGTGTAGACCGCTCCGTCAAGTACCACGGTCACAATCCCGCCGGTGTATTCCCAGTTCACCAGCCTCGCGGGTACCAGGTAGGTAGGCAGCAGCACACCGCCATGGTACAAGTCGCCTACGGTCACGCCGTCCGACAAGGACACCGCGCGCTTGGCTCCGAAAGTATCCCCGGATACCACGCCATCCGAAAACCCTACCGGACGAACCGCACCGAAGGCGTCGCTTGCAAGAACGCCATCGGCAATGTTCACCGTCATTCTCTTGACGACCGCGAACGCGTCGCTTGCGACAACCCCGTCCGAAACGGTCACCGGCCCTTGAGAGCCGAAGCCATCGGACACAATAACTCCGTCGGACAGATGCGCTTGCCTCGTGGTCTGGACTCCGCTGAACGCATCGGACAGAACGGCGCCGTCGGATAGATGCGCCTGCCGGGTGGTCTGGACTCCGCTGAATGCATCGCTGACTACAACGCCGTCGGAAATCGAAACCGGGGTAGCAGCCGCATACTCGCCTTCAATCCGCACGTCGTACAATTCCACCACCATGTAGTCGGCGCCGCCTTCGCTGTAGCGCGCCTGGACGCGGAACTCCGCTAGGGAGGTATCGAAGTTGGTGGTGCAGGTGTAGGAGCCGGTGGTCTTGACTTGGGCGGCCCAAGACCAAGCGACCAAGACAATCGTGTTTGCCCACGCGTCCTCGGTGAACTCAATCTGGAACTCAGCACTCTGGTCGTTGGCGTCGTCCGCTGCCCAGACATACTTGAGGACGGTTGCGCTGTGAGTTTGGCTTTTTGCCGTCCAGGTATGAAGGGTGAACTCCACTCCATCCTTAGCGCTGGTGGTGGAGTTGTTCGCCTCGTTACCGTTATAGGCGTTCGCCTCGTCCACCGTGCGCGCGGTGTGGTCAGTATGCGCCGTTGGTCTAAGCGTCTCAGTTGCCACGGGCTATCGCTCCCTCACGTGCGTCCCCTCTTAGACCCCATCATCGGCAAGGCTGAGCGTCAGCGTCACGGCAAGGACATTGCCGGATACGCAAGCCTGGTCACCTTCGTCGAACACGGCCGCGTCGTAAAGGACGCCCGCGGTTCCGGTTGCGGCGGTATTGAGAAACGCACCCTTGATAACCTCCGTATCGTTCATCGTGAAGTCCACCGATACCGCGTTCGTGATGGACTGACCCGACGCCGCGCCCTCAGTCCATTCCTTGCGGTCGCCGGCGTATTCGTTCGCCTCTTCCCAGCCTGCATGACTGGCCATCGTATCGGCAGCGGCGATAGCAGACCAGTTGTCGTCTCGGATAAGCCCGATATACCACGTGGCGTGCTGGGCCGCGGCGTGAAAATGCACGTCCAACTCATCGTCCACGCCCACGTTCGTAACCAGGTTGTGGGCCGTTGCCTTCCAGCGAACCGGCCCGTCCTGGAACTCGTAGCAGATGACATCAAACCGACCCTTTATCCTCACAGTCATCGTCTCACTCCTTTCTCAGTTTGGCATTCCAGTAAGTTCGCATCGCTTTCTCCTTATGCTGGGTTTGCTTTCATATAGAAGGAGGTGTTAAATATCCACGGGCACATTGCTCGCACCTGTAAGCGTGCTAAGTCTGTCCCCGCCTCAACCGTCCAGTACAACATGAAACCTGTCCCCGATGATGGGGGCGTCGTGTCATAATACAAACCCACAAGGGGCCTACGTATTGCACCCCCTTCATTGCTTGTTGCACCGACATTCCCAATACAACCAACATCAAGCACCTGTCGCGGAATCCCAGCAACAGCGGGCATGGTATTCCAGGTCACGGTTCGCGGATTCCATTCCCCTGTGATTGCGTCGATGTAGATGCCCCCTGCTGCATCCCTACCATCGACGTTTTGCACGTGCAACCAAGCATCTGCATAGGCAGTGCTGGTTGACCTGGTTTGCAGAAGCACCCCATCCAAGCCCTGGGGTGGGATATCCCAGGCAATCAGGATGCGCTTTTCGGTTCCGCCGTTATTCTCCGCGTACATGATGGCGGAGGTCGTCGTTGTGTAGTAGTTGGTATCGGGATTGCCTTCGTCAACGTAGGTGATAGCGTCGGCGAAGGCTACGTTAGGGTTTACGTCTATCCTCGCCCAGATATAATCTTTGCTATCGGCGTCGCTGAGTGCATCAAAGCCAAAGCCGTTACCAACCTCGCAATACCACTGACCGGAAGTAGGCGTAAGGGGGTTCCGCACAACAACCGTCGCGCCGGGTTTCACGCGCAGTTTATAAGGCCCGCCGCTCAGCGCTACCAGTCCGACCTTCCCGTCGCTGATGGGTTGGAGCGCTATGCCGTAAGGCCCTGTACCCGTGGGCTTCTGGAACTCCAGGATGTCCGAGTCGGCAACGTTCCGTCCGGTTATCTCCACCGGCGCGTAGATGGGACAGTTCTCACCGGCACCGTTACGACAGTGAAGGACGGAGTCGCGGTTCCGGATGCGGCCCAGACTACCCGCACCCAAGCGAGGGCCCTCTTCGGTTCCGATAAGCGTGTTCAGGCGCCGCGCGGTCAACTGGTCGCCGCTCCGCCACGGTGTTGGCTTGGGTTTCACGCTCTCTCCTTTCTACGGCCAGACATAATTGTTGAAGTCAATCTCGTCATAAATGGTAGAGGTATGGACGGCGCCGATGGGCACTTCAGCAAGTTCCGTTCCGTCGTCGCTTTGCGTCCAGGTGCCATCCACCCAGGTGCCAGTCTGCTCCTCTGTTGTCCACCACTCGTATTGCCAGCCGTCGGCCGAATAAGCAAACTCCCACTCCACCCGCCACAGGTCATTTGTGTCCCGTGCGATTTGCGCCCCAAGACAGAGCCACTTACCCGAAGCCCCACCTTTGAAGGTTGTGGAGTTGACCTTGCCAACGAGCGAGAGTACGATGCTCGCATCCCAACTGTCCCAGTCCCGCCACGTGGTGAGACGCAGCGTAACCTGCGGGACAAGGACGTCTACACCTTCGGCGCGCATCCCAATCCCATTGTCCAGTAAATCCGTTATCCTCGTCTGACTTCGCGTGCCGAAACTCCACTGCTCGATAACCTCCGTTGCAACGTCGTCCGCGGGTGCATACTTCCACGCGATGTTCGGCAAATCCGTATACGTGACTGCCACCTCGAAATTGTCTTTGTCCCTGGGCCGGGCCTGAAGATTGGTTACTGTGATGCTGGGCACGTTGGGATACGCATCGCCAAGAGAGGGCAAGGTGGCATCGGCCAGCGCCGTGATTCCGTCAGTCGCGGCCACCAGGAACACTCGCTCCGCCTCGTACCCGTTCGCCGTGCGCGTCAGCCGCCGGGATTCATATCGTTCGCCTGGTACTGCCATCGGTCACCCCAAAGTTAGAACTGGTTTTGTCTCTCGGAGTTCCTGCCGAATATCCGTTAGCAGCCCCGTTTGCTTCTGGTCTTCTCGCAAGATTTGTTCCGCAGGCCCTTTCGCAAAGGCCGCGGGTGGTTGGCCAAGAGAAAACATGGCAGCGCTGCGGGTGAACATGGTACGCAGCGCACGCTCAGGAACAACATCGTCGTCTCCAAATCCCGGCCTTTCGGGAACTTTTTCCGCCGGCGGTCTTTTCCACGGCGTACCCAAGTCTATTCGCAAGTCTTCCAACAGCCGAAGCGTTTCCTTTAGCTCAGCCTCCCTTTCCACATTGTGTGTTCTGAGTTCCGCTTGAAGGGCCTCGCGCGTTGCCTGAAGTATTTTCTCCTGCTTCAGCTGTTCCTTGAATGACTTTTCTCTTCGTTTTTCATCGTCATCAAGACGTTGGTCTCGTCTCGCTTTGCGCTCCTGTTCCATTCGCTCGCAGGTTATCAGATAATCTTCTGTCGATAGCGTTGCCTTGAGCATGGCCTTGGCGATTGCATCCCTCACATCGTCCGCCACTTCCGTCCAACCAACAGCGATTATAGACGCCTGCCTCTGTATAAACCCGGCTGCCTTTGCATAGGCCGTTTGCAAATATGTAAACCCCTCAGCGGTGCCGGTAAGCCATTCATCAAAACTCTCTCGCAATACTGCCCACGCCGTGTTTACAATCTTCGCAAAGGCAATGAAAGCATCCGCGGTCGTTAGGAGCGCTTTCTTGGTCTTCGTCTGAAGTACCTCGGCAAGACCTTCGTGGGAACGAATCCAGTCCCTAACACCGATAGCGACTTTGCCAATCAGCACCACAAAGTCCTGCATCAAGGGCGCTAAGGTAGCCCCAATGACACGACCGATAGAGGCTAGGCTTTCTTTAGTCCTAGTCCATGCGTCTGTCAGGTCTTCCGCTTGTCGGTACTCTTCCTCTGTCAATCCTGAGAGTTTCGTGCCTTCGGCTATCTGCTTACGTAGTGCATCGGTGCCTGCGTTGATAATGGGTATCAGTGTTTTCCCGCCACGCCCAAACATCACTTGTGCGAGTGCGGCTCGTCTACTGACATCAGTGATTCCGTGTAAGCCCTCAACGACTTTCAAAAACTGTTCTTCGGGCGAAAGACCGGCAAGAGTTTCGTATGCAATCCCCAAGTCCTTAAATCCATCAACCGCGGTTGACAACCCGCTACTTGCGTCATAGACATTTCGGGCCAGCCTGGCGAAGGCCGTTTCAATCGCTGCCATCTCAGTCCCGGACAATCGCGCAGCATGGCGCAGGCCCGCCATTGTCTCAGCAGCAACCCCGATACGTCGGGCACCCTTCGCAATCTCATCCCCAAAGTTCGCAAACTGGCGGGTCAATGTAACGGCTGCGGCGGATGCGGCGACTACTGCGGCTATACCAGCAGCAGCGGCTATGCGGCCGAAGCGGCGAAGGGTCTGCCCAGCCTGAGCCAGGCCGCGCTTCAACGGGTCTAGACGCGCGCCGATTTCGATATAAGCCTGCCCCGCCTTTACCGCTCCGGCTCCTCCAAGTGGCATTTGTATGCCTCCCACCGCTTATGGACTTCTGCTTCCGGCAACGTAGCCGGCAACTTGGCTTTCGCTTCCGCCATCCATGCTTTCATCTGTGCGCGCGACATGGTCTGCTCTGCCTTGGCAAACGGATTGTAGTCTGCGGGCTTCGGATGCTTCACCCCGTGGCAGCCCGCTATCACCGCACAGAGCCAGGATGTGTGCGTCCATGCTTCCGCCCGCTTGGCTTCCGCCCGCCATTCCAACTCCGCTAACGTATAATTCCACGGCTCTACTCCTGCGAGGGCTGCGAGTCCGTGGACGTATTCCCAACTCCACGGCTCGCCGGTAGAGGGTTTTCGGCTTCACCTGCTTTCGGGGCAGGGAAGGAGGCTTCTATGGCTGCATTCAAAGCAGTCATGGAATCCGGAAGCGCCTCTCCGCTCAACGCATCGCAAAAAGCATCATAGTCAATCTTGCGTTCGTGCACCTCTCGAATAACCGATTCGTAAAGTAGGCGCGAGAAATGACCGAGGTTCTTAAACACTTCGGTCGTATCACCCAGAAGCGAAATCCCCGCCACCTCTTCAAAACGCCGCATAGTCAGCACGGTTATGCGCGGGTGCCAGGTACGGCCTTCAGTATCCTTGAACTCAGTCATCAACTACCCTCCCCTTGAACAGTAACCGCACCGGAACTCTGCAACTCGATAGTGCACATAACAGCATCCGGCTGATTTTGAGGCCCCGGATGGAAGTTGGTCACAATGGCATTGCCAGTGCGGCCGTTGCCGTCTTCATCCGCCCAAACCACCGAAACCACCGTACCCGCGACGTAAGCATTCCAGAGCGCTTGAATGGCCGCTTCGCTCGGCACCCACAAAGTGGTTATCGTTGCCGTCCACCGCTTCAGTCCACCCTGGAACTCCTCCCACCCGTCCGAGTCCCGCGTAGTGATGCCCTGTGAGTCCGTAGTATAGGTCGGGTCGAAGTCCGCGGCTTTGCCCAACGTCTCCGTGCCAATTTTCAGCGTACAGTCATAGCCTCGTGCAGCCATGTCACACCTCCAAGAATCTAACCGTCAACCGAATCATGTACCCAGGAAAACCGTCCTCGTCAGTAAGGCCCGCTGGCAAGTCCGCCATGCACCCAATCTCGTCATAACCCGACAGGCTAAGATGCGCTCGTTCAAGAGCCGTCCATACGGCCCAAGACAATTCACGCAGCGCCTTCCAGGAGCGTTTCTTGTCGCCCCATATCATCACGTCTACATCGGCCTCCCCGCCCTTGTTACCCTGCGTCCCCCAGCGAGAGCCGGACACCTGCGATATCGCTATGGCGGGCAATGAAGCGTCGTTCGGCACCGGGTCAAAGGTAAAGACCGCGGGCCCTTCGCTGGCATCCCCGAAATCATAAGTCGCAAGCGCTGCCGTGACCGTGGTATCGGCAACAAGCACGTCTCTTATGGCCTTGACAATCATATCGCCCCTCCGTAGAGTGGCATGTTCTTGAACTCCTTCGGGAACTTCTTCATCGCGTTCCTGAGCGCCGGTCGCATAAACGGTCGCTTGGGATGGTGACGTCCGCCGAACTCATGTACCTTACCATAGCGCTCCGTCGGGCCTACAATCGCACCGTCCTTTGTGGCGGCGGTTTGGATAGAGTTCTTCAAGGCCGCCGTGCGCACTGCCGGTGGCTGAGGTGCGACGGACGGCTCATACCCGCTTTTGCCCACGCGCTTTGCCTTCTTGCCAAGCAGGCGTTTGGCTTCTCGTTCAACGAGCAAAGCACAACGGACGGCTGCCTTCTGACTGGGCTTCTTCACCGCCGCCTTAATCTTCGGCGTGAACATTCGCAGCCCGGCTAATCGCATACTAATCATGGGACTATCGGCCTTTCCGTCCGTTCGGCAATCGCCATTTGCCAGGGTGCTTCGGTCGCTGACACGAGCGCCACAATACGGTAGTAGGCGTTGCCCGCATCAATGATGTCCTCGACGTGCAAGTCATCTCCATACCGATGGCTAATGCGTATCTCGGACTCGTGTATCTGCACAGCCCCATAGAGGGCGGTCGCTTCGCCCAGGGTGTCCGTCCAACCACCTTCTCCGTCACTTGTGCGTGTAGGCCGGTAGAGTTGCAGCCGTGTAGGTCTCATACTAATGGCCTCGGGTTGTAGGCTCTCAAGCGTATCATCGTATCCGAGTCAAGCAGACTCGCAAAGTTGGTAGACCAGCCGGCGGCGCTTTCGCTCTGGGCACCTACGCGATTCTCATATGCCCGCGCCACAAGGCCGAGCAGTTCAAGTTTCAGTCCCGCCGGTACAGCCTGGGTTGTCCCGTAACCGCCTGTGTAAATGACCCGCCAGCGCCCCCGGCCATCCTCCCAGCGTCCTTCGCCGTCTTGGATAATCTGTAGCGAGTTTCGGAGATTGTAGTCGTCCGCATCGCTAGTGTTTTCGGTTACGGCATCGTAAACACTGGTGATGGAGATGACCGGGTAACGCTGCGGCCAAAGTGCTCGCATACCACCATCGAGATAGTCCGTCTGCGTTGTCTCAGACAAGCCAAGGCCGAAGGTGCGTTCCGTCCATTCCTCCACGCCGTCGACGATAAGTTGTATCAGCACGTCGTCATTGCTATGGCCGACGCGGAGGTACGACTTCGCCTGAGTCAATGTCAAGGCGCTCATGATATTCCTCTAACTGGACTCTCTCGATTTCCACCATTGCCAAGCCCGCTCGTGTTTTCCCCCTGTCGAAGTCCGGTTTGGTTTTCCGCAGTTCCGCAAGCCGCTTGCCAATCTCGCGATTGAGCGGCTCGAAGATGTCCCTCCGCCAGTTGAGCCACTCCGCCGCGGGGAGCGTCCCGACACGAAAGGCTTCACCTTTTAGGTTATGCAAACGCCGCAACTTCTCTTGAGCCGCAACTGTCGTCCGTAATGTCATCGTGTCCTCACCCACATAACGAACAGATTGCCCGCAGTGACAAGAACGCCCATCGCCCCAACCACCTTGTAGTTGAAGCGCTCTACATGGCGGAGTCGCGTTTCCAAGTGCTCAAGGCGGCCTTGGATGTCTTTAAGTGCGTCCCGCACAAAGTCCCATCTACCGTTTTCGTTAGTCATCCTTGCTCCCCATTCGTCGGTTGTTCGCATCCTCCCCGATGACCTCACACAGCCCAGTAGTTACCCACGCGCGCGCGGCACTGACCGACACAAAATCTTCTTCGCCGCGCACCCGACGGCACGCTCTTGCGTCCAAGGGCACAGTCGTATTCCGAAGCCAGCGCACCAAGACGTTCACAGGTCTATCCTCGTCGTGTGGTCTAATAAGTTCAGCAAGAGAGGCTCAGAGATTGGCTCTCTCTTCTCCCAGTCGCGCGGGCGCCCTGGCGCCTCAGTCCCCGCATGGTCATGGTGGATATGGAAGTGCCGATAGTCCTGGACGACTGTATATCCCATCTCTTCCGCGCGGCTAACGAAGTCATTATCGACGTGCAGGTTTTGGTGCACCATTGCCCAGCCACCGATGTCCTGGTAGGCATAGCGAGAGAACCCGCAGAAGTCCCCCGCGGCCGCCGTGAAGTCGCGCATGACCGTCGCTATCAGCGACGGGTCAAGAACATAACCCCGCGGTATCTCATGCCTTATCGCTCGCACAACCCGTCCGTCGGCGATGTCCGTAAGCACCTGGTCAAAGCCCGCCGCGGGAAATATGTTGTCCGGGTTGCAGACGATGAGAGTATCGCTTCCCGCAAGGCGGATGCCTATCTCCTTTGCGACATATTCGTAGAAGGGAAATGGCTTCCCGGCGTGGTCAGCGTCCAACTCCGCTTGGAGTCCCGCGTCGACGGTCACAATCGAGACGGGCTGCCCCTCCAGGAACGTTCGCATTGACGGACGGTCTGCAGGCGGGTTCCATTCGACGATGATGATTTCGGACTTGACATCAAGAGCAACGATGCTTTCGACCGTGGCCTGCAAGCGCGCCATTGCGAAGTTTTCGACGCCTTCGAGTTCGCCGCCGTATCCGTCGTTTCGCGCTGCCATAATCCAACTAATCATCGCTTCGTCCCCCAGAGCATTTGATACTTGCCTTCGAGTTCATGCCAGCGCGCGACCGTGATGCCAGCCTGCTCGCACATCCGCGGGAATGAGTCATCCGTCCAACCCCACAAGTGCGTGGAGTCGTGCTTCTTACCGTCGTCCAAGAGGGGCACGCTGAACAATACCTGGGTGCCTCCGGGGATACGCTCCAGGAACCCCGCCGGGTCAAGAAGATGCTCAAGCGTCTCGGTCATAATCAGGAGTTCCGGCCAGGTGATGTCTTCGTCCAGGGCGGTTGTGAAATCAAGCACCTTGGCATCGATGCCGCGACTCATTGCCATGTCAACATTCAGGGGCTGAAGGTCGTACCCCCACAGAACCGGCCACTCAAGCGGTGTCGCCGCTATCGTGTTGTAGCCCTCCACCATCAAGCAGTTCGCTAGCTGGTCGGAGAGCAGGAGCAAAAGGCCCCCTGTTCCGCACCCGAAATCAGCAGCCGTTAGAAGTCGCTCGAAGCGCATCAGATACGCCGCATAGCCGGCCAGCAAGTGTAGGCGCAATGCGGACGGACGTTGATACAAATGGTCTGCGGCCTCGCGGTTGAGGTAGAACTCCGGGCTGTACACATCCCGCGGTTTGTCCGGGTCGAAGAATCGATTGATGCTCATAGCACTCCCTCTCTCCACATGTGCATACCCTCATCGAGTGAGATGTTTGCGCGTACCCTGCAGGCATGAGTCTTGGCCATGTCTGCCACCCGCCAATAGACTCCCTCGGGCTTGCTCTTGTTGTGGCATATCGCTGCCTGCTTATCGCAAGCGGCCAGAGCGCGCGATGCGAAATCGATGAACTTGACGGGTATGCCAGTCCCGAGGTTGTACGTGCCCCCGCCATGTAACTGGTGTAACTCAAACGCCATGCGGCAGATATCGTTTATGTGAATCCAGTCCCGGCATTGTGTCCCAGAACCCCAGACCACGACCGGGTCTTCTCCGTCGACGACTCGCTGCATAATCGCCGGGAAGGGGTAGGCAAGTCCTTGGTCTGTACCGTAGCCACTGAACGGCCGGAAGATTGTGACCTGGGTATCAGCGAGGAACGAGCAGAGATATTCGCCGGTGACTTTTGCCCAGCCGTAGGTCATGTCGGGCCGGCCTATCCAAGCCGACTTCTCAAGCGCTATCATGTCCTCGCTCAACAGGCGCTTGGTGCGACGTTTCTGCCAACACGTTGGGTAGGCCGCCGAGGACGAGAAGTACATGAGTTCCTTAGCCATCCCACCATGCACAGCAGCTATGACCGCCTGGTCTATCGCCAAGTTCTCAGCAACGTCGATAGCGCGGTTCTCGATTTCCAATCTGCCCCCGACGCGAGCCGCCAGATGAATGCACAAGTCGAATCGCTGTTTCCGCTTCAGGAACGCCCGCACGTCCATTTCCCAGAACCGGTCAAACTGGGTGTACAGTTCCTGCTTATCCCACTCCTCGCGGCCCTCGGAGAAATCGTCCACGCCAACGAGATGAACGTTTTCGAGATTCCGGCGTATCCACCGCGTGAACGCGCGGCCCACGAAACCCGCTGCTCCTGTGATTAGGATTAGTCTGTCAGGACTCATCGTGTATCGCCTTATAGGCCCGCGAGACAATATCAGGGACAGTCCAGTCGACGCCCCGGACTATACCGTCGCCGCAATCTCCTATCTGCCCCTTCCACCGCAGCCACGCGTCCGCCTGCTGCACGTGCTTGTCACGCTGCTTGTAATAGCCCTTCTTGAGCGTCATAAACTCGCGTGGCATACAGTGCCCCATGTGATACAGCACGCAGGTTGTACCTAGCGCCTCTACGGTCTTGCGATTGTTGTGCGACGCCCATGCAATCTTTTTCGAGGCTGCGGCATACGGCACGATGTGCGAGTGCCAATAGTGACTTGCCCGCCACGGCAGGATGCGGACATGCGGCCAGACGGCACCGTAAGGTTTGACTTCTTCGCCCCACCGATACAAGCCGCTTGATACAATGTGATGTCCGAGGTCGTGCCAGAAGGTGACAGCGAGCGGACAGCCGCCGTCGATAGTACCCTTGCCAAGTGCGGCCACGTAGTTCTCGAAGCCCGTCCAGATTTCATCCGAGTCCAGAATCATCAGGTAGTTGCCGGTGATTCGCTCCACCGCTGCGTCTCGCATTGCCTGCCGACAGGCTTTGCCGTCTGTACCAGGCCAGACATCCTTAGCGATTATCTGTATCTTGCCGTCCGGGTCAGGGAAGTTACGAAGCACCTCCAGGGTGTTGTCCTCAGGCCACGGCCATGCTTGCTCTCGGCCATACGAGATGATGATTTCGTGGACGTGTGGGTATACCGCTTCGAGAGCGAAGGGGACAACCTTAGCGCAGGCGTAGGCGTTCATCACTGCCGAGATGCGAGGCTTGGAAGAACAGAAATAGGGTAGGTCATCAATGGCCTCGCGCTGCGCTGCCATGCCCAAGGTCTTGAGTATCGCCCCTTGCTTGCGCTTGCTCACCACGTGTTTCTTGGGTGCGCTTAACACACTATGTGCCGCTATTGTGTACGCCTGCTTATTTCCGCGCTCAACGTAGGTTAGCGCATCACCGTATTCCTGCCTCAGTACCGGCAGGTCGTAGACAATGACGGGAGTGCGGACGGCCAAGGCCTCGGCTGGCACCATGCCAAATCCCTCGAAGTCGCTAGGCGCAAGTACCGCCACCGCCTCGCGCATCAGAGCGAACTTCACGCGGTCGCTTACATTCGGGAAATGGTGCACCTTGTGCAGCGGGCCGGGTATGGCGTTTGGGCCTCCATTAAGTCGGCCTACTTTCACCCAGTCCATTTGCTTGCCGTAGGCAAACACGACATCGCAGGCCAATTGGTCGTTCTTGTATCCGCTCCCCCGGCCACAGCTCACGATAAACTTACGACCTTGCAGACCCTTCGGCACCTTGCCCCCTTCGAGGGCAGTCTCGTTGACCGCAGGGTTTATCACTTCGAGTGGGGCGTCCTTATCGTCAAGCCACAAACGGAGAAACGCTGCGGACTCGTCAGACGTAGCGAGCATCAAATCCGCCGCTCGAAAGACGTCCTTGTAGTCGTCGTGATATGCAATCAGTTTCGCAACATCCGGCCTGAACTGCGTGAACCAATTCGGCGTCTCGAAGTTCCAGGCTACAAAGGGAACTCCATGCTCCCTTGCGTATTGCAGTCCTTGCCGTGCCACCGCGTTCTTGCCGTCCACGACGACAAGGTCGAAATCGGGGATGATGCTCGGGGAGTCCTTCGAGGTATCCCACAGCACCAGGTTGTCCAATGCCGGGTAGTCATTCCACCAAGGCGGCGTTGAGTCGGTCGCAACCGTTACGTGATTGCCAAGTTGAGCGAGGTTCCAAGCGAACTGGGTTAGGTGCACTCGGCCGCCAGAGTAGAACTTCTTCATCGGGAACCAGCAGAGCAGCCGCCGGCGGCCCCCCGGAATCACGGGGGATATAAGTAGCCGTTTGTCCGCCTGGCTTGTGCTCAACTCCTTGGGGATTATGACTCCCTTGCGTAGGAGTGTCCGGGCCTCGTGTCGGTTGAGGACGTCAACGAGTTGGCCGGGGTGGAGAACTACAGCCTTCCCCATCTGGTCGTGAAACTCGAACTCAGTTAGTACTCTGAACCACATCGTCTACCATCCTCATATTATGCGGGGGAGGCAACCGGAGAGAGAAGCCACCTCCCCCGCACGGCCCAGGGGTGAGATTATGAACTCGCATCCTCCAGGATGGCAAAGGCTCGCGGCTGAACCGCACGCCCGCCGACAATCACACACACAGTGTACGCGACTTTGTTGTTCTGGAACTTGTAGTGCTCGCTCCGCTTGACCACAATGTCCTGCTCCATCGCGACATAGTACTGTGAGAAATCGCCGAAGACGATATCTCCAGAAGTACCAATCGCCTGAAGCCGCTCAGTTGTGAGCCAAGGGAAGCCGAGCAAGCGGTCGAGAACGCCAGCCGCCACGCTTGCCGCAAACAACGGCCGGTTCTGACCATCGACCGTTCCGAGCAAGGCACTGCGAACCCCGTCGTTCATAATCCAACGAGCGCCGCTTCGGTGGTACGCTCGAAGCAGCCCTTCGAGATTCACCAGGTCTTGGTACAACACAGTGCCCGCGGTGCCTCTGGCGACAGTGCGGATGCCAGTGGTATTCACGACGCCCAGAGGCTGGCCGGTACCGCTCCCAGTCAGGAACACGTTGTCCAACTGGTGGCGGACGCCCTCACGGAACAGGTTGGTCAGGTACGCTTCGAGCGTTATCGCCGACCGGGTCAGCATCAGGTTAGTCGCCTCGGTATAGCCCGAGAGTTCGTAGGTCGTGATTGTGACCTGTTCGAATTCGGGTTCGGTGTCGGTTTTCTCGCCACCCTCGCTCGTCCAGGTGAACGACATCCCGCCGTATTCGCCGCCCGCGTCCGATTGCACAAGCCTCGGGAAGGTGAGCACTCCCGTCTTGCACGGCAGAACAGTAGCGAAGTCCAGGATGTGCGCAGCCTCGCCGGGCAACTGAAGCACCGAAGGAATGTACTCTTGCGGAATCAGCGCCGTATCGACGTTGCTCGCAAGGGCTTTCGCGGTCAGGCCCATCTGGTCAGCCCAGCGCTTGCCCATGATGTTCATCGTCATAAGCGGAGGCAGGGTTACGGCATCGTCGCCCGCCTTGGCGGAGTGCGTGGGCCGAATCAAGGCCGACTCGTTCCCACTCAATCCCTCGTGGCGAATCCACTTGCCGAAGATGTCGTTCTTCGCCATGAGTTCTTTGCCTGCGTCCTTCGCCTCAGCGCCTTCCTTCGCGGTGAGGTCAAGGTTTGAGGCTTCCTTCGCGGACAGAGCGTCCAACTCAGTCAACGCCTCCCGACGCTTTGCCGCCGACTTCGCCTCTTCGATATCCTTCACGACGCCGGCGAACTCTACCTTCTTGGCTTCAATCTTGGTGGCGATTGCCACCTTCGCTTCGTCCCCTTCGGCTGCGTCCCTCTCTTCGAGGAGTTTGCTCAATTCCTCGTTGAGTTTCGAGCCAAGGGCTTTCAGTTTTGTCAAGTCCAACATCTCGTTCTCCTTCAGTCTATGTCAGCAGTCAACAACTCAAAGGTGCGTCTGAGTCCTTCTATTTCCCGCCGCAGCGCGAGCCATCCAGCCGCTTGCGAGCGGGTGTTCTCGGCTTCCTCAGCATTCGCTACGGGCGCGTCGTCAGAACTGCCCGCGGACGAAACCGCTTTGGCCGCCGTGATAACTGACCCCTCATTTGCAGGTAAGAGCGTCAACGTCACCTCGTATAGTTTGGCCGACGTGATTTCCCAGGCCGGTTCGCCGTCTTCCCAATCAAGTTGATTGCGACTCAGGACTTCCGCCCCGAGGCTCATTGCGTTGATAAGACCTTCAAGGACTTTCTGGCGGGCGTCCTGGGCAACTGGCGTCGCCGACAATTCAGCGTGAATCCATAAGCCATAGTCGTCTTCCTTGGCCGCCGTGATGATGCCGATGAGGTCAGCAACATCTCCACCGTGAGCATAATGGCGTACCATGAGTTTGACTTTCCCCGCAGGCACGCGCTCCCGAATGGACTGGGCGAAGGTACCAGGCCGGATTATCTCTCGCTGCTTATCGAGAACATTGTACTGATTTGCATAGCCCTCAATCCAACCGGGGTCGTCCACGGCAGTCGCGGCCTTCGCAGTCACCTCGTGAGGTGCGGACTCGAAATGATAAATGGCATCGCGCTCCAACGTCCGGAGCATCGACTTGCCGCGCACGTCCCGCCATTGTGTGAAGCAGACCGCCGCCCGCTTCTCTCTGTCGCCGTACTCTTCGGCCATCGTATCGTTCGCCATGCACCGCGCGACAAAGGCAGTGCGGGTTTCTCCAGTATTCGGTTTCGGTAGTGGCATATCAATCCCGCCTTTCTCAACGTCACGCTATCGACGCCGCGCTCGTACACATGCAATTCGGGTGTGCCGGTGGATGTTGCACCCCGACGGAGAATGATTGGTCAAGGTCAACGACCTCTCCATTCACCGGCTCGCAAATCAAGGGGCACGCGTCAGATGACGCTATCCATTCTTTCCGTTTCACACCAAGGTCTTTGTAGCCTGCCTGAGCACCCTCGTTGTAACTCCACGAGGTCGATGTACGCGCTATGAGGTTTGCTCGATTGCGAGACTCCACCAGCCCCCAGGCGTCCAGACCGCGCGCTATCTCTACCGCGGTATCCCCCGCTTCCTGCCCCGTGCGCACATACGCACCTATGCGTTTCGCAGCGGTCGCACTTTCGACGGTGATGGTATCGGCAAGGTACTTATCTACCTCGGCCCCGAGTTGGTTGCGTCTCAAGATGCGCTCCTGGTCAAGGGCTGCGTCCTTCAGGAGTTCGAGTTCTGCCCGCGCCCCTGCATAACCTTCCGCGGCCATGCGGGTCAGCATCTTCGACTGGGCCTGCATCAAGTCCTGCTTCAGGTGGCCTTCGGTCTGCGCGAGGATGTTGTCGATGGGTGCGCCCGTCTTGAGTTCCGCCGCGACCTCCCGGATATACCGCCTCAGCACGCGCGCCACCGCCCGGTTCAGTTTGGGAATCCACATGAGCGCGCGCCGCGTCCTCTCCAAGCGCACGTGCTCACGCCGACTCGTCCGGGATTTCGTCATCATCTTGAGCATCAGGTTCCTCGTCTACGGAATAGTGCATTGCAGACACAGGTTCACTGTAGATATTCCCGCTATCGTCAGGCTGGAAACCAACCAATTTGCGGGCCTCGTTACGCGTTACCACGCCACCTGCATATAGCCTCGCTGCTCGTTCGGCAGTGATATTGCTCTCTTCCTGGAGGGCCTTCACGCCGTCTATCTTCGTCTCGAAATACAAGCCCTCCTCGCCCTCGTCCTGGAGCAGACTCCGAGTCAGGGCGCTATCGAGCGCCTTCAGGAGCGGCACCATGGTCTCCTGCCAGAAACTTCTTCGGGCAGTGGCGTAGTTCGCATAGGTGCTCTTCTCCAACCCGGCCCGGGCGCCAATCAAGATGGGTGGCACCCCGAAGGCAGCGCAGATGCGCGACTCCGTCAGCATGTTGAGGCCAGGCATGTCCAAGTCCGCAAGCGGATTATGGAGTGTGATTGTAGCGTCGCTACCTTCGATGACCAGCGGCTTGCCTCGTTTCCCCTTGCCGGTCTGGTCGTCCAATGATGCCTTGACCTCTGCACGGTTAGCAGGGCTAAGAGGGGTGGGCACCGCAATGCTCAGGCCCGGCACCTTCAAGTTCGTTAGCATCTCGATGAGATAGTCCTGTTGCTCGGCGTCCAACTGATACGAGTGGAGGGCGGCTTGCAACGGCCCAAGCCCATCGTGCACGTTCCGCGGGTCAGGGAACCAGAGGTACAGCATGTCCTTTGCCCCGACAATCGTATTGGGCTTGCCTTGGCTATTGCTAATTGTGTAGCCCTTGAGGAGCGGTTCCCCTTGACTCCTGTCGCCGGTGACAAAACTAACCCTCCTCGTCGGCACAGGCCATAGGCCCAGAAGCCCGCCGGCGCGGTTCCGCTCCTTCAGCACGAAGGACTTGCCAGTCAGCAGCAGTCGGCTCACGATGTATTGGATTAGCAGGTTGCCATCGTACATCTCGTTGGGCCGCTGCAGGCAGTCAAGGATTGGATGCGAGAGTACCTCGTCAGGCCCCTCATCTCCTGGCCGCAATAGGACTCTCTCTGGTTCAGTCGCCGAGGTCGCAATCATACGGACGCAGGCATAGACCAATTCGCACTTGCTGTAGGCTGCTTCGAGTTCGCTTGCCGAATAGGTTGTCCAAGGCGAATCCGCCGACGCCCATTCGCCCCCGCCCTGGTAGCCGGACAACAGCGACCAACCCGGGCCTGCATCCTGCGCACCCTTGGCCGTGATGTGAGGCCCAACCGGCTTCTTGTCAAATGGCCACATAGTTTACCACTCCCAGACCGTCACTTCTGGCCGCTCTAAATGCATAACCGCATACCGCAGAGCGTCCATGGCGTGGTCGTATTCCTTCACGGGTTCGTCCTTATTCTTTTTCCACTGGTACGTCTGCAGTTCGCGGAGCGTCTCTTCGCACGTCGGCGATACGGTGAGTCGCGGTAGGCCATCGCCGGCACAGGCAAGGCGGGTCTGGACGGCCTGAATACCCTCAAAGACGGCGTTGTTGGCCGCGACGGCATCGATGCCCGCTTGTCGCAATGCTTGGATTAACCCGGCGGCGGAGGGGTCAACAACCGCTACCTCGGCCCCCGTCTCAGTTGCCATGGCCTTGACAGTGCGCACGAACTCATCCTGCAACACTTGGGCACGGTAGAACTCTTTGAACACATGCCCCCGGCCGTCCGAGTCCAGGCCCAGCGCCACAATGACCGCTGGGTTCGTGTAGCCTTCATCGACGCCCAAGACAACGCGCTTCCAAGGCCCGGGCTTTTCAATCACGTGCTTGTCACGGTCGAAGGAATCGTAGACGAGACCCTCGAAGCCGACCCAGTTGCCCATCACGTAGCGGTCATATGAGGTGCCCGTGAAGGACTTCAGCAGGGCAATGTAGTCGTCTGGTAGGTAGGGGTTCTCCAGGCTGTTGGTCTGGATGAGTTGACGCTCGGCGTGCGGGCGGTCGATGAAGCGCTCGAAGAGAAAGTGGGTAGGCGGCCCGGGGTTGGTAGCCGTAAAGATTTGCCTGACCGCTGCGGCGGTGTTTCGGATACGGCCCAGGAGCATCGTGTATTCGTCCTCGTCCAGTTCAATCCCCTCATCAATGCCCACAGCCCCGAAGTTCAGCGAGCCGCGCTTCAGGGGTGAGTCGAAGCCGAAGTAGAATATCTCACCGCCTCCCTGCATCTGGATAGTGTGCTCGCTCTTGTTGTGCAGGTAGGTTCCCTCGGGGAGCACCGGAGGCAAGTCGCCTTCTTCTTGCAGGAGAGTTTTGAGGGTTGTCGCTCTCAAGTCGGCATAGGTTTTCCGGCATAGTCCGACGCGGTTGCCGGGGACGACCGCATGGGTCAGGAGTTTGTGGCACAGGCCCCGGGTCTTGCCTGCGCCGAAGGCCCCGGAATACAAGACCTCCCGCACGTCCGAGCGGACGAAGTCCCACTGCTTCGGGAGCAACTCAACGTCAACTTCCGTCGCTGTCGTCATGCCTCACCTTGAAGTTGATGACTAGGGGGGACTCGCTGACTCCCGCGTGCTCGATGCGCTCCGTTTCTTGCCAGTGGTATTGACACTTCAGGGTGAACAGGGCTGGTGTGGGGTTCTTGCACCGTCGCATTTCGTTGACAAGGGCTTGCTCAGTTTCGGCCCGGGCTGTTTTAATGCGCTGTGAGAACTTTTCTTCCTCTGGTGTCTCTGGATTTGCAAGCCACGTGAACCCGCTTTTCTGGGAAATCCCAGCGCCATCGAAGGCCAGTCGGAGCGAACCCCCAGCCAGAACGTGGGCTACCACGTAGTCAGTGATTGTTTCGGAGCACTTGCGCGGACGCCCTATCGCCATATACAATCCTCCTGGGTTAATATTGGCGTGTACAAACAGGGCGCGCAAGGCAAAAAACGGGATGCTGCGAAAGTCTGTACGACTTAGTACGACTTAGTACGATTTCTTTCCCCTGCGGACAATCGCACCATCGCATCTATGGTCTCGGCTGGGAACCTCCAATCGCCGCGCAGATGCACCTTGCGCGCCGGCAGAAGTCCCTGACGTGCGAGCGCGCGAACTCGCCAGACAGAATAACCAAGACGGGCTGCTACTTCATGGGTGCGGTAGGCGCGACTCATTGTTCGTCCTCCAGTTTGGGGCATCGGTGTTTTTGGTCTTGTGCCCGTTCCTCTTCTATATGGTAAGGATTTGGCCTACGCACTCATGGTATCAAGCATGGCAACGCGGGCGTCTGTGACATCGAAATCGGCTTGTTTGCGCGCCGATGCCAGTGCTGCGACAGCATCCTCACGCGACGCGTATGCTTGCCAGGGGGACCTGAGGTCACCAATACTTGACCAGTACCACTTACCCGGCCCCCTGTAGTACCACAGGCCCTTCCACTCGTCGATTTCCTTCACCAGGCCCTTCCACTCGCCGTCGATTTCCTTCACCACAAAATACGGTCGTTTGCTATCCATCATTCACCCCTTCCAGTTTGTCTTGTGCTGGCCAGGGCCGCCCGTCTCTTTGTGCAATTGCCATCTCGACCTGCATCGAGTCGAGGAAGGCGTAGTTATCCCTATCCCGGATTTCGGCATAGCACTCAGCCAGGTTGTCGAGGGTTTTCCAACTGTCCCCGTGCTTGGCTTCACCGCAAATCAAGCCACGCCTACAGGCCTGCGAGAACTCATCTCGGCGTCGCATCAGATATTGGCGGCCACCGTCGTCCGGTTTGATGGCTGGCACCTCGCCCATAGACGTGAACATCCACAGGCCAAGCCGCCTCGCTTCCGCCTCTTCCATGCACGCTCCTTTGGACTGCTCCCAACCCGGCAGAAGGTAGATAGCATCGCAGCAACGCAGCCAAGCGAAATCAAGCCCGTTGACCAGCCATTCGTAACTCTGGAACTCCGGCTCCGGTTGCTCTTCCCAATCGAGGGTCGCGGTGTGTGGGCAGTAGGGCCAGTGCCCCCAACGGAAAAACGTCTGAGCGACCAGACGCGCCACGCCTACATTGGCTCTTTTTTCTGGCCCCGAATACGGGCCTGCAATGTAAATCCGCAACGGGCAACATACCGGGCGAGGCAGGGTGTCAGACAGCATTAGGTATCTCCTTTCCGTGCTTGTAGTGTGATATATCGACGTGGATATCCTGCACGCTTTCCAGTCCGTAGTCGCGGTTCCACACGAAAAACTGAGCCGTCTTCGTGGTCTTGACGTACCCCTTGCGGAAATGCCAGGCATCGGTTCCGACAAGACTGGGAATGGTGCGCACGACAACACCCCCATAGGTTTCGACGCCCGCAAACCACAGTTCGTCCTTCTTGTGGGTGTGCCCCCGGTGGATTTCCCGGTACTGATTTGGCGCCCACACGTCCGCGGCTTCGCTTGCGAATAGGCCCGCCAGTGCCTTTTCGTTCTTGGCTGCGAGGTCGGCCCCATGCAGGAGCCAGATGAGGTTGATACCGTACTGCACTACCTTGCGGGGTTTAGGCGACGTGTCTACAATCACCCGCTCATCGTCCCGGTACCATGCAGCCAACTCCCGCAGCAACCAATACGAGGTTTGCGGGTCGTGATTTCCGGGCACCCAGATGAGTTTGACCGGAGCGATGTCCGATAGCATCCCCACCGCATCCCGCATCGCCATGCCGACCTCTTCGATGATTTTGGGTAGGCGCGTATCGACATCGAGTTGGTTTCGGCTCGCAGGCGTCAGGCCCGTCGGGTCGTTGATGTGGAACAGGTCGTTCCCGATGGGGAATAGAAACTCCGTTACCCCAAGGCCCTTTGTGCGGTCAGCGATTTGAGCAATGGCGTCGGCGGTCACACGGCGGGCAATGGACACGTCATAGTCCTCTCCAGTTTCCGGCGCCCACGCGAGCATCCCAAAGTGCAAGTCGTACAGAGCCACTTCCACCATCCGCTCCCCGGTGCGGTCGGCGGCTTTTGCTTTGAGTCTCCGCTCAGCGGGCATCCGCTCGACCAAGGCTTCGAGGGCTACTTCTAAGGCCGAGGCAACCTTGGGCTTGAGCCACACCACCACCTGCCAGAGCGGCGTGACCTGAGGCTGCTTATCTGCATCGAGGGAGGCAGATTCCCAGTAGTTGATTTTAGACCTCTCCACCACCCACTTCTCAAGGTCGATTTCGGCATAAGCCAAGGCATCGTCAACAGTTCGGATTTCCCGACTGACGGTAACGAGTTTGGCCGCGTGCTCTGATTCCTCATAGGCTACGCTTTCGTCTGCATCTGGTTCACTATTCGCCTCACGCGTGACTTGGCGTCGGGCTGCTTCACGAGCGACCATTTTTGCCCGATGGCTCCCTATCCGAAAGTGCATCTGCAAGGCGGGGACTCCTGCGTGATTGTACCGGGAGTCCGCGGGATTGGCGATGCTCCAGAGCACCATCTCCTCAAAGGCTGTTGGACTCATGCGCTATTCTCCTCTGTCTTCTTCTTCTCCAAGCACGGCCTCAACCGTCATGACTCCTCCGCCTTCTCTACCGCCGCCTGTAGGTCTTTGACCTGTGCTCGCAAGCGTTGTTCTGTCCTTCGCCACGCGTTCTTTTCCTTCGCGTGCGCCACTGCTGTTCTCGCGGTCTCGGCTCTGAGAATGGCGTGGAGAGCACTGTTGAGAGCCTTGTTTAGTGTTCCCTCCGCCTGCAAGCGCTTGACCTCGGCAAGCGCTTCTTTGGCATCCGCCACCGCGCTCCAGCCCGCGTCGCAGGCACAATGCCACGCCCACAGGTAGCGCGCATCAATTACATCATCGCGATTATGGAGCAGGTGATTGGATTCGCTGAGTTCTTTGTCAATCAGTGCCAGACTCCGCTCGTGGCTGGCAATCTGTTCCTCAGTCATTCCCATCGGCGGCCTCCTCATCCTCAATCGCCCGCTCGATTAGCGCGTGCAGGTCAAAGTCTGCCGCCGTCTCCGCCGCCTTCTCCGCCGCCAACTCCGCCGCCAACGCCGCCTCCCACGCCGCCGCCGCCTTCCGCCCCCTCGCACAGCGCCCGTTGCTCGTCCGTCAAGTCCTTGCGCTCCTCGGCAATCCGAGCGCAGCCGTCGGCGTCTGCCCCCGCGATACACGCTGACACCTGCTCATTCGTCAAGTCCTCGCGGTTAATGGCAATCCGGGCGCGGCCATACGTGTCAGTCCCCGCGATGCACGCTGAGATTTGCTCGTCCGTCAAGTCCTTGCACACGCTAACAATCCAGTGGCGGCCATTCGCGTCTGTCCCCGCGATGCACGCTGAGATTTGCTCGTCCGTCAAGTCCTTGCACCCCGAAGCAATCCGCTCGCAGCCGTAGGCGTTCGTCCCCGCGATACAAGCATCGACTTGCGCGGGGGTCAGTCCTGGATAGTGCGTGACGAGCCAACCGAGGAAGCCCCTCAGTTCGTCGTCCGCAGCCAGCCGCTCAATTAGTTCGTCTGCTAGGGCGACTCCGTCGGGGTACGTTTCGCCAAACCATTCCATCGCCTCGCATTCCTCTATCGCTCCAACGCTCAACAAGGTTTTGCGTGTGATTGTTTCGGTCATGTCACTATTCCTTCCGGGAACTCTTGGATGAGCGGTTCCCCCCACACCTCGGCCAGATTATTCTTGAGGAACACCGGAATGCCCGCTTGTCGGGCAGCGGCCACAAGGTGACGCAGCCACACCCGTTCCACCGGATACTGTTTCGCCTTCGGGCCGGTCATGGCACCCACGATGAGCCAGGCCAGGCGCGAATGCGAACGGGCTATACTATCGAGAGCGGCGCCCGTCGGCCAGTGATACCGCGGTTCCAACGAACCATAGATGTTTGTGACCGTCTCGTCGTTTTTGGTGTAGGCCGTAATTTCCATTTCCCGAGAAAGAACTTCACTTAAGCTCGGGCCGGAAACTCCGAGCCAGGCATTGTCGGGGAAAAACAATGCCGTTGAATGGCCATATCCAAAGGGGTTCTTGGTCAAAAAGAGGTAGGTATGCTGCGGTGTCTGCTCACAGACCGCAAGCACGTCTTCTTGCCACGGCTCGGGAACCCAATCACCCCAGAGGTCGCCCATGCTACTGACGAAGATACGTGCGGGCTTCTTGCGATAGAGGGGCGAGTGTTTGCGGTCGAATTGAGCATTGTGGAAAATCGGCCTGAACGGGTCGCCTTCGGCAGGATAGCCGCTCCGGCCTTGGAGCCGCCTCGCGAACCTTTCTGCATAACAGCCGGGACAGCGATTTGGGTTCTCCACTGTTCCCTCCGGCCCCCAGCAGCCAGTCACTGGATTCCACGTGTGCGTTGCCCACTCAATTCCGGTACGGTTCATCATCCTCTCCCTCAGTCCCAGTTCTTTATCAGAAACCCCTGCTCCAACAAAGTCCATCCGCCAAGCACGCGCGCCGTTGCGCCCCGACGCCTCGCGTTTATCCGTGCACAGTCGTCGCAAATCCGATTGCCGATGCTGCTTGATACAAACTCCTTGCCGCACCGCAAGCACTGTCGCTGCGCCCGGAACTGGTGCATGGCAGCGAAGTCGGCCTTCGCATCTCTGTCCCAACCCGTTCGTTTATGCACCATCACTCACCCCCTTCCGCAATCCCAACCTCACGCATTCCATAGGCCAGCAGCCACAAGGCATCGGCCTGGTCGTCATCGGCGACATTCTGTTCAGGCCAACGCTCCCGAGCCGCCGCAAGCATCTCTGCTTTCGAAGCGTTCCCCCTTCCGGTCGCAAACTTCTTGAGCGTGCCTGAGTGGACGGGACAGATTTCCACTTCGGCCTCCGCTGCCTTCATCAAGAGCACCGCCAGCAAGCCCTCGGCGACGCTTGTCGCTGCTCCCCCACGGTGGTGGGTCTGCTCATAGTAGACCACGGTCGGGGCGTTGTCCGCAAGCATCTTCGCCAGCCACGCCGCAAATCGCAAGAACCGCATCCCGGGCGATTCCCCTCGTTGCAAGTCGAATCGCTGCACGCCGCTATACCGCGAGGCCCCCGTCCAAAGCGCCCAGCCGGTGCGTGTCGCCATGTCAAGCGCGAGGAGTGTCACGAGCAATCCCCCCATTCTGAAAGCGTGTGACGGCTCGTCCCCCCTGCGAGATGCGCTCCGTGAACGCCGCAATAGGGCCTTCCGAGCCTTTCTCGCCTCTTCCACACCTTGTCACTCACGAGCAACCCCCTAACCCGCCACAGACACACTGAGCGGCCTCTGTCAACGTCTCCGATTGCTTGTCGCCTTCGACGCTTTCGATTTCCCGCTTGGCTTGAGCCAAGGCCCAGTCGGCCGGGACGTATCGCCGGCGGACAACGGAGGCGATTGCCCACGCCGCCGGGTTGGCTTTGTGGGGAGCGACCAGGAGCAGAGCGTGAATGCGTTGGCGCTCGTCGCGCCCCGGCTCACAACCCTGGATGCAGCGGGCTAGGTAGGAGACGGCGTTGTACCTTTCCGTTGCCGTGTCCGGCCAGTCTCTCAAGAGCCGAAATGCATTACGGTTGACTTCAGTCTCCATGCGAGCCTCCTTAAGACCAGAGAAGGTTAATAGCCTAGCCGTTAATCCGTTTGGCTTTTGTATCTGTTTATTGTCCTCTTGTCTTCTTGTCTTCTTGTATTAAGCGGAAATACGTTTTCGTACTTCCTGCACGACGTGACTTTCATGTGACATCCCCGTGACCGCGCTGCCGTCTTTTCCGTAACGTGTTTCCCTGCCTACGGTTAGCGTTCCTTCGCAACCTGCGTGACGTGAGCGTGACGCGGGGCGTGACGGTCACGGAAATGGACGAGTTATTCACAGCCTTTTGAGACGTTTTTGAGACGTTTTTGAGTGTCTTTTGAGGGCCTTCATCTCCATTCGTTCGTTTCCCCCGGGCGAAGTAGACGCCGCAAACCCTCTTTGAGTGGAGTTCGGCGACGGCTTTTTCGACAACACGTGCCTCGCTCCTGGTCAGCCTGGCGAGTTCAGCGAACGTTCCCGACACCTTGTATTCGCCGGTCTGCCACATCACACACAGGCATTCAATCCAGAACCCTCGGGTCGCCAGGTCGCACCGTCCGAGTTCCGCGTCGGCCGCCCATGCTTTCGGCCAGAACTTGACCCAGTGAAACCTATCGGTTACGATTTCTTGTCCCCCTCATCAGAGTCCTTATCAAAGAGATTGTCAACCGCAGGCCCGGGTTGCTCGGCTGGGGGCTTGCGGTTTCCCACATCGGCGAACGCGTCGGCAACCGTGATTTCGCCCTGGGCAATCGCGTTGTACAGGCCCCTCATTCTGGTATACTCAGCATCCCCGAAATCATCCAGGCCCATGCAGGCTACAGCCTCAATCATCTTGCGGGTCACATCGAACTCCATAAAGGCGGCCAGGAGCCTCGCTCCACGTGTGCTCTTTGTGTTGGCTATGGTCTTGGGATTGCTCAAGACCTCCACCACCTTGTGCCGGTAGGCGTGTTTGAGTCCGTTGGGTAGACTCCGCAGGATTGTCTCGCGCAGGAGTTTGCTCATTGCCGCCGGGACGGTCACGCTGTGAAAACGGTCTTCCGGCGTTCGCGTCATCTTGCCATATCGGTCTTTGTAGTAGCGGCTAATGGTGAGGCTTCGCTGATGACGCACATTGCTCTCATAATCCAACCAGACCGCTACCAGGACAACGGCTGTCCCGGTATCGCTTGCAATCTCGCAGCCATAGGCACTATTAGACCAGCGGTTGGCGAGGTCTTCGGCAGCCCGAATCGACAAGCCTTCGACGTGGAGCATCTTACCACTTTTGTCTTTGCCGACTGGCTTGCTGTAGAGCGCTTCGTCCGCTGCCTCTGGATAGCGTTCAAGACCTTCCAGGGCGGCCTTCAAGATTGCCGTCTCGTCCCGCTTCTCCACCCGTGCGATTTGCATCTGAGTCGTATTTTCCAGGCGAGCCAGAGCAACCCCGTGGTCAATCAAGTCCATCGGGTTTTCCGCAATGACTTCGCTCTCAAAGACGTCGTCTTTCTCTGCCATCTCTCTCTCCTTAGCCCACTGGGACAGTTACAGGGTGACTAGCATACGGGCAAACATGCCAATAGCCACACCACTTTTCAGAACATCCCCACCAGTCCAAAGCCGCGGGGACAAACACTCCTTTGTCAAGCATATTCTGCAAGGCCGCGAACCGGTTCAGTACGACCTGCACCTGTGCCTTGACACGTACGGTTTGACGGATAACGGCCTTCGGGCCTCCTTTGAGATTGACGAGGCCATCCAGGGCCGCTTGCACAGGTTCCGACGATTGCCGCTCTTGCATGGCGGCCATCGCGTAGACGGTGATTTGCTCAAGTGAATCCGCAACCGCCTGAGATACCCGGCCAGATTGGCCGGTGGTTTTCAGTTCGCGGACGACCCCATCAGAGTCCTCGACATCGACATATCCGATGATGGGTCGCAGCCCTGCCACATTCACCGTGACCTTCTTCTCAATCGCTACGGGGGTGATGTGTGGCAGGATGTCAGACCGGTCGCAGAGAGCCAAGGCAATCGCCGCGTCCTTCGTCTCGCCGGCGACAACCGCAGGATTGTCATCAGCGGCGAACTCGACCTCCCCGGCAAAGGCTGCTGTCACGTCGTCACTGACCAGGGCAGCAGATTCGTCAGGGGTGAGCAATTCTCCAGTCTCGCTTTTCGCCATCAGCGACCGCCGATGAGTTTGATGTACCGCACTCCCGCGAATCAGGGCAGCCCCCGGCGGACGCTTCAAGCCGTCCACGTAGCGAAACCGATACTGCTGACCGCAATGCTCTGCCATCAGGAGTTGCGTGGCCGAATAGTGCTCTGCGTGGGTCACCGTGCCACCTTCATCGCTTGCCGCCACGCCTGCCAGAGCATCGGCGGGGTAGCGATATAGCGCTCTTCGCGGCACGCGCAGAAGTCCCTACAGTTCTCTTCCGCCCAACCGGGCAGGTCGATGTCATGACCGACTATGAGCGCCTCGACGCGCTCAAACAAATTATCGTCCTCTGCGAGCAGGTGCATATAGGCGTAGATGGCCGCCTGCCTAATGTCCGTCGTAAAGACCGGTTCCCCTGGGATAGTGGCTTCGAGGAGCGTCTCGGCCAGGACGGTCAACTGCTCGTCCCCCCCCAAGTAACGAAACCAATCTGCGATTGTCCGTAAATCTTGTTCCTCTTTAACCATCATCCCCCCCATTTCGGCCCAGTTAGGTGACCTTGGAAGAGCAGTTGTGGCGTCTCGCTCGTGCCTATCGCCCGCTCCTTCTCGATGGCATGGGCCACGACATCAGGCAAACAGCGCAATTGCGTATCAGTCAGATGGAGTGACACCATATTGCCATCGGCGAAGACTTCAAACACATACCACGGCTCATCCCCCTCAGCCGCCGGGAAACTCTGAATCAGGATTGTCGCATCCTTCTTGCGCAAAAACATAGTCGCGTCCATCTCAGTCCTCCTTCCGGTCGCTAATCAAACATACGTCGCCAGCGAGTTCGATTTGGTGGTGAAGGTAGGCGTCTTTGCAAAAGGTATGGGGGTCAAGGCACTTGCAAGAGACAACACTCCCCACTAATTTCTCCCGCTGAGGGGACTTCACTCCGCCATCGACCAGAAGGTCAACTTCATGTCTCTGGCCGTTCTTGTCTAGGCACATATAACAGTCGGTTTTTTCAACATATTCTCCGACCCTCAGCACTATCAGCCCGTCCTGCTCCGCTTCCCTCGTGAGCGGTGTATCTTCCCATTCGGCCATCTCAGTCCTCCTTCCCAGCCTCGAAGTCATTCCTTATCCAGAATTGGCACCACCACCAGTCGTTTGTATATTAAGTACTCATCGTGTTCTTGGGGGGCGGCGTGGATTTCTTCAATGGCTTTTTCGGCCTCTTCAGCCGAATTGAATATCCACGCCGCCCGGCCGTAGCATACCCACCCGTCGCCGGAAAAATCCCCGTGCAAGTAGCCTGCTTGTTTCTCCCCCTCCCAGACCTCGACAATGTACCGTTGCTCAGACATCGCGCTCCTCATCTTGAGGTGACATGCCATGTTTTCAGTCGTCGAAGAGTCCACGATTACTCGCGGCGAAGATGCGGTCAGCAAGTCCGGCAATGCGTATATCGAGCGCACTGTCCAGCTGGGCCTCGGTTGGCTTCACAATTCCGAGGGCTTCAAAGTCGTCGCACACGTCTTGCAAGAAGAAATCTCGCAATGTCTGCTCGAACAATCCGCTTTCCTTCCCCATCTCAGTCCTCCTTTCCTTTGGCCTTCACCAAGTCCCAGGCCCGCGTGCCGAGAAACGCCATGCACGCCGCACCCATCAGCCAAACCGCAGTGACCATCGCAGTGCCCGGCTCCATGCCGCAGAGCACAAACAGAATCCCCAGACCGGCTAGACCGCCAAGTATCATCTGCTCAGACATCACTTGTCCCTCCTCAGAACCACTATAGCGGCAACCACGAAAAGCAGTATAACCATGCCACAAGGCCCGAGGGCTTGGTACACGGAGGCATCCTCCGGAAGGGTTGCGAGAAGAAGTATAGTCATCGCAACACAAAGCATCGAAAGGGCTAAGCGCATCTCGGCCATCACTTTGCCCCCTCTTCCGTGAGATAGCGCTCCAGTGCCGAACGATACAATCCCGTTGGCATGGCATTTCCTTGCCACCAGCGCGCGACCGTCTGAGTGTGGCAGTTCAACATCACAGCCACATCCTGCTGCGTGTGGCCCCGCGCCCGCGCGGTCTCGCGGAGGCGCTTTGCAAACATCTTGTCATTCGCCATCGTCTTGCCCTCCAACTCATTGTCCCTTGGGCCATTGGCCCCCGCGTCCCGACCCCGCAGGGCCGGGAAGTCGAGGTCACCGACTTCGCTTCTGCCATTTCTTCCCACCGCTCAGCGCTTCGTACAAAGTGCCTTTGCCAACTTTCTTCTCCAACCGGTCGCAAATCCTTTCCTGCATCTGGCACGCTGCCGGCCGATTGCCGCCGACCCGCTTGAAGTTCGCAATCTCTTCCGGCAAGAGGAGGTCTCGCACTTTATGCCAGCGGGCCTTGCGCTCGGCCTCACGCCGGCTTTCCTCTTTCAGTCCCTCGGCTTGCATCTTTTTCCAGGTCGGGTCGAGTTCGACCTTGGGGAATGCCCCTGGCCCCTCGGCGAGGGCTTCCAAGACGTGCTCGACTGACCAGCCGGTCAGGGGGTCGACCGTGACCATCCGCCGCCCCTCATATTGTTCGAGGTAGACTTCGGCGTGGTCGGCAATGCGAATAGTAACCTCTTCACCGCCACGTTCCAAGGTGAGGTATGCAGAGCCGGTCTGGGCGAAGGAGGTCTTGGAGGCCGACCAACCGTTCCGCTCGGCTGTCGCTTCAATCCTGTCGGCCACCTTCATCTCTCTCTCCTTCCTGGTTCCCTTGTCCTGCATCTCCGGCTCCTCTTTATGTAGACTATACCCTGAGGTACGCCACGTGTCACGTTAAATCTGGGGATTTTGCGAAAGTTTTTTTGGCGTTGTCACGGGCCGTATGAGGCGGTTTGTCGTCGCCCGAAGTGTATCTACTCGTCTGGCCCAAACAGAAGGCCTTGTAGGGCACTTTTTGTTTGGCGTAACCCGTGTCTGTGTAAGGGGTTAGGGAAACACGGTATGTCCCGGGCTATTGCGTAGATTGCCCTGGGTCAGGCAGGCAGAACCATCCCGCGGGTAGGTCAACGCGCCCGGCGACCTCCTGGCCGCTTTCGTCAGCGACCCAGACCTTCGCCCGCCGAATTGTCGTCCTGAGTCTCACCGGCTCCCCGGTCGGTACCAGGATGGTATGACTCGCGCAGCCGGCCAAGCAAGCGCTCGCGCAGAGAGTCCCGGCGACCGCCAACTTCGAGAGGGTTGTCCAAGGCGTTTCGTATCGCATCGGCAATAATCTCCGAGAGGATGGGGGCGCACTCCGCGAGCACGCCCCCGAGGAATCGGCCCAAGGAACTCGCAATCACTTGGCATCATCCTTTGCGAAGTAGAGGCCGAACGCGGTTGTGACCGCGGCCACGGCCAAGCCCCATTGTGGGACGGTTGAGACGTCGCCGTCGAGCAGCGGTATAACCACCAAGGTTCCAACCGCGGCGATGATTGCCAACACTCCACATACAGTCGTTCGCCAACTCATTCCTCACCCTCCATTCTGTTCTCCGGCTGGCCACCGTAGGTCACGTTCCCGTCGGCGTCAAGCCGCATATAGTTCTTGCACTGCCCGCAGAGAATCATCTTGTCCTCACCCTCGCGCGGGATGTCGGTTGGGTATGTCCAGGCCCGACACCAAGGACATTGCACTTGCTGGTAGTCACTCATTATACCACCTCCCCGCTCAGGGTTATACTGTCCGGGGCGTCACTGTTCGGCGTGGCTGTGTGCTCGTCCACATTGGTAGTCTCGATACCACCTGGGTCATTGTCGGTAGCGATGCGGACAACGAAGCGATATTCCGTCTCGTCAACCAGCGCGGCGCTCGTCCAGGAATAGCGGTCGATGTCGGTGGGATTGTTCATTGCCACCGTGCCCACGACCGACGTATAGTCTACCGTCCCGGTGCCGTTGTCATAGTAAACGCGAGCCTCTTTTGCGACGTAGCCGCTATGTGGAATATAGGTGAACCCGACCGTCACCTTACCACCGCCAGCGGAGTCCGCGGTTACGAACTGCGGATTGTTGGGAGCGGCCTGCTCCGCTCCGCTTACGGTGTGTATTGTCACCGCCTGGTCGATATTGCCCTCGACATTGCCGTCGGTGTCGCGCGCCCTGACCAAGAAGATGTAGGTTCCGGTCAAGCCGGTCATGTCCTTCTGCCAGGTCACGGTCGGGTGGTTGACAGTGGCAACGACGCTATCGGCGCTGAGCAACAACTTGCTCTCGCCGTCGCTTGAGTAGACCCGATAGTCCTGAATGTCCGCGGATGTGCTGGCTGTCCAGGTCAGCGTCAGGGTCACATCAACCATGCTCACCGCGAGGC